CAGATTGCTAACCAGCGTTGGAGTTGCTTGCCTGAAGTTGCCCAGGTTTTGTTGTGCCCCAGAAAGATCTGCCTGGGCATTCGAGACTGTTCCTTGGGCTCTTGCAGCATCGACCGGACCAGTGGCCTGAGTAAGACGTAGTTCAGCGGCGGCCAGCCGTTGCTCAGCTTTAGTTACTTCATCTTCTAGGCGTTGCTCACGGACTTCTAGCCCCCTGAACGCTTGGATTCGTGCATTAAGAATTGCTTGTTGTTGCCTTGCAATTCCAACTAGATTTGATTCCTGTAATCGATGATTTGATTGTTCAAGCTCAGTACGAAGCGCATACTCATCACGCGCAACCCTGAGTGCAATCTGAGCATTCTTTTGAGTCAGTCGTAGTGAGTTATTAGCATCAATTTTCTCGATTTGTTGGGCTTCAGACGGCCCACCTGTACCCTTCGTTTTAATATTGGTTGCAACACCTTTTTTGTTCCTTTTTAGTCCAAGTTTTTCTAGCTCTTTGGTTAATTCTTCATCAAAGCCTGTGCCCATGGTGTCAAAGCCTTTGATGCCGAATTCAACATCAATAAATAGCTTTTTACGTTCTGTCAGTAGATCAAGCTGTTTCTTGGCTTCTTCTAGTTGCCTTTTGAGGCTAGCAACCTCACCAGATTGACCTCTGACAAAACCAGAACTCTCAATACCTTTGAGGGCTCCTTCCATCTGTTTGATATTCGTGGTTATTTCCTTGATCTTCTGATCGACATCCCCCACCTCGTCCGACGACATAGCTTCGTCGAATTCCTGCTTCTTGCGGATATTTTCTTCCATCACCATTACAAGACCGGCCAATGGAGCAGCAACCAAAGCAATCTTGGCGGCCATAGCCATAAATCCAACTACAGCAGATGCTGTAAGTGTCTTACCAAAAGCTGCAGCACCAGCAGCCGCGGCATGGAAAGCTAGACCCAAGCCGATCAGAGCACCACCTACCGCCTTAACGGGATTAGGCAGGCGTAACATCGTTTTCAGCAAACGAGTCAGGAGTTCAATTAAGGGCAGAATGAGTGGGAGCAATGAATCACCAACTGCAACCGCTAAATCAGAAACAGCATTAGAAAATGCCTTGAATTTTGCAGCGGGCTGCTCTGCAAGTAATTGTTTTATCTTTTCTTTGTTGAGTGCAAAACTGCCGCTCAACGAGCGTATAAGAACATCAGAAGTGATCTTTCCTTCAGATCCGAGCTTTTTAAGTTCTCCGACAGTGACACCCATCTCCTTAGCGATAGGAATCAAGACACCAGGGATCTGCTCGGATACTGATCTAAATTCATCTCCGGCCAGACGACCACTTCCTATGGCCTGCGAAAGCTGCATAAATGCAATTCTGGTGGACTCGGATGTCGCACCACTCGCAATAGCAACAGCGTTGAAACCCTCGTAAACACCCTTGATGTCTTCTAACTCGACTCCAAGGGGCCTTAAACGAGCATATACATTGGCAAATTCAGTGGTAGCCTCACGTTGGGATTTATTGAACGTAGAAGCACTGTTCTCAACAATTTTAAGAATTGAATCGTAATCTCCATATGCCTCACTAAGAACGCGAAGTTTTGTCCTTTGGCTGTCAAGATCTACAGCACCTGAAACGGCGCTCTGTAGTGCGAAACCTGAAGCCAATGGGGCAAGTAATCCACCGCTTCCTGCTGCTGCCGACGCGGCGTTAAATCCTGCTGATGCCTGGGAACTTAGGTTTCTAGCGTTACGCGCAACCCCTGCTCTACTACCAACTTGTCCAGCAAAACCACGTCTACCAGGGCCTCCTGGCCCCATCACTGGGGATCCAGGGCGCTGGGGACTTATTGGTAAAGGGTACTGATTTCTAGTGGGCTTAATTTTTATGCCCTTATCTGCTGTCTTTTGGAGCTTTTCTAGTTCCCTACGGTGCTCCGCAATGGCTCTCTTGCCTCTGCGGATCTTATCCGTCGTTTTTCCAATTTCCTTGGTTAATTTTTTATGCTTATGGGCTGCTGCATCTGCCGCTAAAGCATCTTTATGCTTACCTTCAGAATATTTTGCATATTCCCTGCGAGCGGTTACGAGCTGTTTGCGCTGAACAACTAATGACCTATCTAATTTTCCATTCTTCTTAATAGTTCTATCAATTGCCTTCTGCGTTGCTTTCGCAAATTTCGCAGTCTCTGCTATCGCCTTGCTGGCGTTAAAAACAAAATCATATTGAAAACTGTTTGCTGCCACTTACACACCTACCCTTAATTAAATTTTATCGTTAAGGACTGATTACTTTATTTAAGTCTGCAATTACATGCAGTGGTAAATTACGCTGAGCAATTAACTTCTTATATATTTCCCTAGTCTCAATCATAAATGCATTATCATCTTCAATCGGGAATGGCAAGAAACTATCAATTGATGGTGGCGATGTTTTCTTCTTACTGAAGCTTTGGGCAATCGTCAGAACAATTCCTGTTAGACGGGCGGTCGAGACGGAATTAATATTTGCCATACGTTTGTCACGTTCACCTCCAAGCCGAATGACTTCATGAATAAGCTTCAGAGGAAATCTGACAAAGCCATCTACACCAATGTCAGACCCTGCAGGCGTGGCACGAAACTCTGTATATAAATCCAATAAATCGAGGGGTGAGGTAGCCAAGTACTCCCTTAAAAAGGCAATACGTTCAGTGGCTGCCTCATCAGTTAGTTTCCCGAAGAGTTCTCCTGATCTTCATCGTCTTCTCCTTCTGGATCGGGCCAACCGTTGCGCTCCCAATCAACGAATTCAAAAATATCGTCTAACAGCTTTCGTGGCATTTCACGGGTATCGTCTAGTTCCCAATCAGAAAGCTGGATCCACTTACCCTTATCTTTTAGTTCAGCGCGATAACGCATAAACAAGGTCACAGTCTCGATCTTCATCTCGCTAACGGACTGACCCTGTGATTGGATCTCCGCAAGCTCGTCGACGTAGTCGAACAAAAGATCCTGATTACTCCCCATGTCACTAAGAGCATCAAGTGCTTCTTGAACAGGAATACCCTGCTTTGTTGCCAATGACTTGGCAATCTTCAACATTGAGTAAGTATTGTTTGCCTGCTTTTTCGCAGTATCCTCAATACCCTCAATCTCCCCTGCTACAAGGTCGTTGTAGATAGGAAAGCGAAATGGGGCGATGTCGTAGTACTTTTTCTGGCCAAAAAAGATTTTTGAATACTTACTCATGAAACTATGTAAAAAGATGTATCTGCCGCAACAACACCCTTGGGCTGATTAACGGCATCTGGTGGAATTTCTACTGTTAAACTAGCACCTTCACTAGAAATAAGTTCCAAAGGCGAAGTAGTAGAAGCAGCTATAAATACTGCCCCTACTACAAGTAAATCGCCCTTGACCTTGCAATTGATGAAGTACGACTGCTTATCAGATGAAGTAAGCAGATCAGCTTGCATCAGGCGTAAACATCAATTTCAGATGTACTGTTGTTCAGAGTACCGACGAAGATTTCGCCTCTACTTTGGAAGGTCCAAGAATATTCGATCAAACCATCACTAGGCGCTGCTTCTGAGACATCAGTCACACATGCTTGGAAAGCACGGACGAAATACAAGAAGTTGGAGCTGGCATCTTGGCCAAGCAAGGTCAACATCTCGACGTAGATTTCAACGTCGGGATCTGATTCTGCATTCAGGACCAATGTCAGCGTTGGGTCAACGTCCCCTTGGGCAGCACCGGAACCATCAAGACTATTGATAAAGAAGCTGGTACATGCAAGCTCACCAGCTTGGGTTACACCAACAGAATCCCTATATCCGCTGTCACCCAACAGAAAGAATTCTTGGGATGCGGGGGAAGGACTGAATTCCGCTTGCGTCAGACCCTTAAAATTCAGCATCGTCGCAGATGCAGGGCTGGTGTATGTGCCACTGATAATGCCAGCACCATCGCTGGCAGGGCTTAGACGGGTGCCGCCTGGGTCAGCGATCCGCAAGATGCGGTCCCTGCCTTTTGCAAACGCACCACCTGGAAGTTGTGCCATTAGGTTATCTCACTAAGAATTGAGTAATCGGGGATTTGGACTTTCAACGTTTCAAACGAGATATCAGTTTGAGGTGAATACACCACATTTGTGATATCAGGAAAAACGCGGAAAAGAAGCAGCCGTGGACTTTCTAATGTGATGGCCTCCTCAAAAGATGTGAGGGTGACCGTCCATAGTTTGTTTAGAAAAACCGCCTTGGACAAAGTCGGAGAATTCCTAGTGTCTGGAACTTCGTCAATCACACATTCGATGCCGTTGACAGTCCAGTCTTTAGGGATTTGCTGCGAGCCCCGTACCCAAAGGGCGGGGATTTGAGAATCATTGGGTAGGACATAAGTCCCCAACAGTGACCCTATTGTGGAATCAATGATGGAGCGTATTTGAGTGACACTAGCCATTCAACTCTCTCCTAATAATATCTGATACGAAATCTCCTGGCTTAACAACTTTTTCAGCGGTTTTTGTCCATGGGCGATCAAGTATTTGCCCCCCGCCTTTAAGAGTTGCTCCGTTATGGACGACAGAGGAATACTCAACATCCCACACCCAACGGTGATGAAAATTGTTGATCCTGCGATTCTGTTGACTACGCATCAGGTCGCCCATGTCAACAATATCCCTTACATAATTAGCTTCACTACCGTTTTTTCTTTGGGTGATATTTGGCCAACCCCATTTAGCAGTTTGAATTTCTTCTGTGAACTGTCGATCCAACACAGGAACTACTTCATCAAAAGCGTTACCTACGGCTTTTTTTAGTACGGAGTTAAAACCTTTGGGTTGTTTTCCCTTAAATCGAACCTTGCCCATTACTAACCAGCCCTACCAACTTGTTCAAATACACCCGAAAACTCTTGGAATTGAGTCTTACGAGCAAAGGGCAAAATGTTTGTGCCCAAATCTAAGACTCGCACAGTCCCCTCCACACCATTGATAGTTGCGGTGGCTTCCATGCCGATGGAAATCTTGTCACTGAAGATTGCAGGGGACAATAATCTGCCAGAACATGATGTTCTGACCTTATTAACTCCTTCCTTTTGCTCTTCAAATGCTCCTTTAAGCTGGATATTACAAGAATACGTTTCTGGCTCAAGATTTTGTACAGAGTTTCCAGTCGCTGGATCTAAATAAAAAGATCCATACACTTTGAAAACCATCTCAGCATTATCAAACGGAGAATATGCACCCATCAGTAACTAAAGCCAGTAAGGTTGACCAGCCCCTCCCGTAAAAACAAGTAGGTAGCGCCATACTGAGTGTCAGCCAACGTGTATCCAGCAGCACCAACGTATTTGGTAGTTCTGGGTGAGTTAGCAACACCAATTTGGGAACCAATCGCTTGAGTGCGACCAGCAAGAAGGTGAGCTGCAAAATAATTCACAGCATCGTCGTATTGATCGCCCCAGATTTCATCGTCGTTAAGACGCTGAGCCTCTTCAATAGTTGATGTAATGACAGCAGTCTCCTGATTTGAAAACTCAGGGAATCTCGTCAGGAAACTTGTGCTGTCAACTGCCATTAACCTTCACCCTCAGTGATTGCTCTAATGCGTTTCTGAATCGCGTTTTTGATGCGGATCCTGTTCTCGGCGTAATCAAACTCCTTGAGCAGGTCGACATCAAAGGTCGTATTGATTGCATCTAGTGCCTGCTTGGCTGTCATGGCGGATAAACCACCTTCGCCTGCAGGAGCTGCAGTTACGACCTCAACGTCCTCGGTGACCGACAGAGCACCCAGCAGCAGTAGATCTGCTACTAGGGGCATCTCCTTCACCTTTGCCCAAGTCTGAGCATCAATATCGCGATTGATGCCGGACTTGAACGATACGTACTCGGATGAACCAGACCGCGCTCCGATAAAGGAGAAGCCCAAAGTGACTTCCTTATCGCGAGGCGGATTTTCTAGTTGCGGTGAATAAGTAACAATCATTTTCTGAAGAATAAAGTTTTAAGGATCAAGCCTTTTCTACGTAGAGAACGGACTTGGGGTAGTAGATGGCGGTGCCACCAATACGCATATGCCCAGCGACTGAGTACTCCAACCCTTTGCGTTCGGGTGGGAGCAGCTCCAAAGTGCGTGGGATGTGCAGTTGCAGCTTCTCAGGGCTGCGGTCGTAGCAGATCAGACGATCTTTGCTCAATACTGAGTTACCAGCAGACAGTTCGTTGATGGGTTCCACCGAACGAATGAATGGGTTCGTCTTCAAAAAGAAGCTAAGTACTGTCTCGTCAGAGGCGGATGAGCGAGCCGTCGTCGAGATAATGCGATAACTGTTGTAATCTAGGAGAATTGTATTGGGGGACTCCTTCATTTTGGAGCCCTGAACAATACGAGTAGGGGCTTCATTTAGAAGCTCTAACATCTCATCGGTGGTCGTACTTGCCCCATCAAACCATTTGTTAGGGACAGTCTTATCGACCTGATCACTATTGAAGAATCCCTTCATTCCAGAAGGACCTTCACCAAACAATGCGATCTCGTTAACTGCTTCTTCAGCAGCACGACGCAGAGCAGCAGCGCGACGAGTCTCCAGGTTCATTCCGGGGACGGTTGCAGCCTGACGGACTTCCTGAACGGTGTAAGCAAAAGAACCGCCAAGTGAACGCACAGGCAGTGTGATTTCCTTACGCAGGATGTCAGCGCGGGGCAGGTCAGATGCTTTGTCTTGGATGACATTCATCTTGCCTTGAGCATCAAACACGCGGTACGTGTAAGCCTCGGAGGTGTCCGCTACTTCGGTAGAAACTGGCAGAATCTGAGCATATTTCAGATCCTGGTACTGAACATCAAGGATTCTCGAAAGTACCGTCTCTAGCTCTCTCGCCAGGAAGAGACCGACATCATCGGTCCTTACGTTGTTATTAGACATAATTAATAGCTCCTATCAAGTATCAGCGGAAACAGCGAGGGCGTTGACATTAAGCTCAAGTTGAGCAATGCCACCAGCCGCGCAAGAACTAAGCCAACGAGCACCAGAAGTGATCTCGAATGTTTTACCGGCTTCGGCGGTTTTGCCGTAGCGCCCGATGTATCCCTTATTTGAGGAAACAGAGGCGGAGTTGGTGTGGAACACACGAACGGCATCACCCATGGCGATTGCGTGTGCGCTAAAGACGTAGATGACACCGGAGGTCATTACGTTCATGGTGGCTTTTGCCTTGTAACCGACCCGGCCATCAGCAGTCTTGGCGTCTGCATCGATGGTGAAGGTGTTGGAGTCAATCGAGACACCAACAACGTCGGTAGCGGAAGCACCAGCAAGCAATTTGCCGGATGCATCAACAGTGCCAGATCCATTTTGGATCAGCAGGTGGCCGAAAGGCACAACAGCGCCGGACTCATTCCGGTAGCTACGTGATACATAAGCTTGCAAATCAGCAAGCATTCCTTCGTGGCCTTTGGTCAGGGCTGCAGAGTAAGAACCCTGGGCACCTTCTGGAGCCGATACGGTTGTATCGCTATAAGAGATTGTCATTGGTAAATTCCTATATCAAGCGTTAGCAGAGAGATCGG